CTGACTGTGACATTTCCTGCACGTTTTTCCCGATTTCGAAATCCACCGCATCGCCAGACTCACAACGTCCGAAATGGATGATGTTTTCAGTCACCCAGCATTCGCAATCCCATTTCTTTGCCATAGAGAAGCAGGCGTCAAGGATGTTGATGTTGTCATAAGTCATCAGTAGTGCCTTATTCTCTACAGTGCTGTCAATGGAGAAAACAAAATCCTGTCCTTTGTATGTGTAACCAAGAGCTTTCAAATTTCTAAGGACTATACCGGCTTGTACGTCAAGCGGGGCGGTCAGGTTCCAGAACGCCTCCTGTCCGGCCGTTTCCGGGGTATATTTGAAGATTTTGTTTTTCCATTTCCAGTAGTAAGCGTCAAGCTGAAGCTCATAGTCGTATGCCCCGGTTTTCCTGTTGTACTTGGGTTTGTACAGATCGCATAGTTCGAACCGCCCGAAACGTGTGTCCTCCGTCCAGTCGCCCAGTTTGAAAAAGACAGGAGATTTCAGGGAGAACTTCAAAAGTATAAAGTCCTCCTTCATCAGAGTGAACTTACGTTTGCTGCCTTTTCTGACAACATCCTGATAACATGGTGTACCAGCTGAATTTCTGATCTCAATTTTCATACAATATCTTTCCTGTCGCCCGGATTGGGTTCTTTGAGTTTGACCATAAACTTACCCCGGCATTTTCCGTAACTTCCATACTTGCCGCAAGACAGATAGTACAGATTGTAAATTTTTCCCAGTGCCGGGATTTTCAGTGCAATTTTACCCTTTACCAGTTCGGATACAAAGGACGAATATTTATCCAGATAGTCACTTTGCGAGTTTCCCGTAATAAAAAAAGGCAGGGTGAGCTCCCTAGAATCCATCTTGCAGATCTCAGGCGATGAAGTAATCTGTATGCCATGTTCCAACCTGCTGTCATTTTCGATATAGTCCTTCACAGGAGGGGGTGTCAGTATAGCCTCCAAAGCTCCGTCCATCAATTCCGCACCCCATGTACTCCAGATATTCCTGCCATTAATAAAAGCATTCCTCTCCATAATCACATTCCTTTTGTGTTTTTTTCTATCTCGGCAAGAGTGTCGTCCATGCCACTCAATATGCCGGTATATTTTTCAATTTTCTCCAAATGATCGTTGCATTCATGCAATACATCGCGCATTTCCGTGACACACACCGAATGAGCAGCAAGTTCCTTTGCCATATTCAATGCTGCCGTGGAAATAATAAGCATATTCGCATTCATTTCCGTTCCTTTGGTTTCCAAACGTACATTAGACTCATACATGGCTGTCAGCCGTCCGCTGATCTCCTCACCTGTTTCCTGGCTCATGGTGGTGGAATATCCTTTGGAAGAGGATTGGGAATAAGAGTCTCCGGATGCGTCCCATCCGAAGATATCCGCCAGACTGCCTCTCTCGGCCAGCACTGCTTCAGACAACTGTTCCTGCATCTCACGCAATGCATCAACCTCATCTTTCGTATAACCATCCTCACCATATTCTGCCCAGGTTTCATATAGTTTTCTGACCTGTTCCTTGTACTTGTCGGCCATCATGGCTCTGATAATGGATTTGCGGAGCTGTTCCTCCAGATTCTCGGCCAGTTCTTCATTTCCGTTCTCCAGATCGGATATCATCTCCCAGTAAGAATCCTCAAAACTGTCAAAGGATATACCGGTAACCTGTTCCTTCACCGCCTCCAGTATTTCCTTTTCCGTTTCGCCATATTTGATGATATTTTCCAGATGGTTCCTGAACTCTCCGTCCATAACAGACCAGAGGCCGGCATAATTCTCCCTGATGGACTGCAAGACTTCCGGGGACATATTGATCATATCCTTCATCTCGTTGAACGTCACACCGTACTCCCTGGATATCTCCCCGGCGACATCACGCCAGTTCTGTCCTTCCCATTTGTAGGAGCCTTTCCACATCCTGTAGCCCTGGCTGTGACTTCCGATACTGCTGCCGGCACTCAGACGTGCCTCGGCAAGTTTCTTTTGTACTTCCAGCTCGTTTTTTGCAATATTCAGAGCTTCCTCTCCGGCTTTGGATGCTTCTGCACCGTAACTTTCATTTATATATGCCTTTTTTTTGTCAAGCAGCTCGTCCCAGATATCCAGTAGATTATCATACTGCGCCACCATCTCATTATAACCGGAATAATCAGCGCCATGGAAAATACCACCGGCCCCCTTGATCCCAAAAATGGACCCCACCGTATCGAAAATTCCTCCTACGGCATTGCTCACAGTTTCCAGTATATTTCCCACGAATTTGTCAAGCCCCTGGTCACCGATCTGGTCAAGTATGGCCAGGATGGCAGCAATAATCCCGCCTATCTTCGATCCGGATTCCGAGAGTACGTCAACCAATGACCCGACACTATCCCCGAATGAGGAAAGACTTACATCCGCCTCCCCGAGCTGTGCAATGGCATTGGTGACTCCGGTTATATTGTCTATAGCCTTCTTTGATGACTTGTCCACATTCGTTTTCGCATTCGTGACATTCTGGGATGCTGTATTAAGCTTTTTCTTCGCCACCTCCTGCTCGGCATGTGTTCCACTTTCCAAGGACATATTATATTCATCCTGAGTCTTGGTCAGTTCCTCCTGAGCTTTTCTCAGATTGTCCAACTGGTCTGGAAGATCACCAAGCAGTCCGCCTTTGTCAATAATGGCGGATTGTATCCCGTCTAAAGCTTCGTCAACAACCTTTTTTTGCTCTACAGCCATATTCTTATACTCATCGGATTCACGGAACAGTTTCAACTGTGCCCTGACTTTGTCAAGCTCTTTTTTAGACACCTTACTTAAATCCCCGAATATCAACTCCCAATTGATCTCCTGCTTCAACTTCTCAACATCCAGGGCCGACAGAGCTTCCTCAAACTCCTTTTGCAGGGATGCGATCCTGCCTGCATCAGACTCACTATCCATCAAATTCCTGTATTTGCGCGTCAACGCCTCCTTTTTCCCTTGGAAGGTGCCGTATTTGATCAGATATTCGTCCCATGCACTTTCCTGCTCACGCAAACCCTCTTTCCTCTGACGTCTGGTGGTGTTGCTGATGATCGTGTCAAATGCCGATGTATCCACGGACACCGAGTGCGAGTCAAAGGATTTTTTCACATAACGCTTGTCCTTTTTCGCCTTCAGTTCCTCCTCGGCCTCGAATTTTTCTTTCTCAAATCGGATTACAGCCTGGATATAGTCATCCTTCTGCCGCCGCAGAAGCGATATCTCCCTGCGGTTGTCAAGTTCCCGCTGTGCCAGTTCCTTTTCAGCCCCGGCCTCCATAGCATCAATACGGGTTTGGGCTATCCGGTATTCCAGTTCCTCCTCCTGACGCTGACGCTCCTGCAAATGTTTCTTCTGCAAGTCCTCCAGTTTCACACTCTGCGCATTAACCGCATTGGCTTTCTGAGGATCCACCTGGATATCCGTCTTGCCGGAAAGAATGGTGCGGGCCATGTCCCTGTACTCGCTGTCCGCATTTTTTTCGTCTGCAAGCCATGTTTCCAGCTGTTTCTTGTTCATCTTGATGAACTCATCCCGCATCTTGATCCTCTTCTCGTTGTCTTCCAGGGACTTCTCCAGACTCTCCCCCCGCAGTTCCCGGATTCGGAGCTCAGCACCCTTGATCATGTCGCCATACTTCCTGACATCATCATCAATACGTGCCAGTGTGCCCGGAGTATTATCGAACCAGGAGGTGGAATATCCGGTATTGCTCATGGAATGAGTCACATACACCCCTCCGGCCTGCTGCGCCTTCAGCGCGTTCTGGTATTTCTTCCTGTATTCCTCCAGATTATTCTCCTCTTCCTTGATGGCTTCCCGGTTCATATATTCCAACAGTACCTTCTGCTGCCGCACGAACTCCCTGGCTTTGCCGCTGGAAATATCCAGTGCCTGTCCGTATTCCCCCACTTTGGTTATCACTCCGGGAATATTGTCCGTGATTTTGGTGATGATGGAATTAAGTTCGGCCTGCTCATCCGAGGATAGTCTGGTCTTGGTCTTCAGCTCATCATACCGGTCCAGCAACGGCATATACTCGGAATAAAGGCTTATAACCCATTCCTTCTGTTCATAAAACTTTTCATTGGCGGTGGATACTGTTGTATTGACAGTTTCAGCCATTCTGTTTTTCAGGCTGATCCATAAATCTCCAAGCCAGGACAACCGTCTTCCTAGTTTCAATTTGGCATTTTCCAACCTTGCATCAGCCTGAGCAGCCTTGTCAGATGCGGATACATACACTCCGGATTGTGTTAGCTGGCGGTCTATGATATTGGACACCCCTTTCATGAAATCACCAGTTTTGGCAACCTCCTCATTGATTTCTGCGGCGGAAAGTCCCAGGTTGTCCAGTATAAGAAGCGACTTGCGCCCCAGACCGGTCACAATAGAGTCTGTCATATATTCCACACTTTGGCCGGTCTGCTGCGCCTTCAACTGGGCGAATGCCAGATATTTTCCCATATCATCAACCGGGATCCGGAAATCCTTTGCCTTGACCGTTGCTTTCATCAACTCAAGATCCGACAAGGTTTCCTTAGTGGCAGTACGAAGGTTTGCAAGAAGATCAGGGCGGTCCAACTTCTCAAATGCATGAAGAACTCCGTCAGCCTGAATGGCCACCTCCACACTTTCCCTGACAAATTCCTTTGCTTTGGACATGCCGTTTTTGAAAAAATCAAGGGCAGCCGCTCCGGCGGACGCAAAAAATCCCACCACCATAGCTTTCATATTCCCCAGTTTCAGGAATGACCCGGAAGTTTCATTGGTTCCGCCACGCAGACGGGCCATCGCCTCTCGTGTTTCCTCCAGCTGCTTTTCCAAACGGGCATATTCTTCCGGATGAAGGGACTTGACAGTATTGTCCAGCTGTTTTTGAAGCCCGCGGGCCTCTTTGGCCAGTTCCGCATAAGTTTTCTCGGTGCTCTTCATGGAGGAGCGAAGAATCTTCACTTTCGCATTATTATCGGATATGGCTTTGGAATTGGATTTCAGCTCTGCCTCCAGACGTTTGTACTCATCGCTGCCTTTCTTGCCGGAGGCTACCAGTTCTGTCATCGAATTGCGCAAACCATCATTCGTCCGTTGCAGCTCACGGGAGGACGCGTTTAGACGGTTCAGTTCCTCACGGGCCTCACTGGTATTCAGGGAGAGGGTGAACTTTATATAATCATCTTTCAGTTTCTTGTTCATACGGTTACTTTTCAGCAAAACTAGTAACCGGCAAGGAAGGGGCAAAGGACGGGAGAAACATGAGAAGCCCCGCATGTCCATGGACAACGGGGCAAAATATCAATGAGGACGGTATCCGGGACGATGCGCACTGTCATTCCCGTCCGGCCAGGGAAACAACTTCTCCAGCCGGTTGCGGATCTCCTTGCGGAGTGAATCGGACATGCCCGCTCTCAGATCAGGCAATGCGTTGTTGTACACTATCCCCCATATCTGACGGTTATAGATACGGAGATCGCGTTTCTCCCGCATGTCAAGAAAACGTATATAAAGAGGGTAGCCCGTTTCCAGCATTATCGGATCCACCCCCGTTATCTGGAACTCGGCCGCCGCAAGACGGTCACGCAGATGACCTGTACGGCCGGGCACAATTTTATCCGGGCGGAATCTCACCTTAAGTTGTCTTCCTTCCCGGTAAATACCTCTTTCCGCAATATCCAACTGCCGTTGATAAATGGTCTTGAAGTCACGGGACAGGGTTCTTTTGAAGAACTCCTCCCTCACAGGGTTCCATCCGTCACTCATTCCGTACCAAGTTTAAACGACACACTCCAACCGCTGTAATCCGTATAGAATCCTGTTTCCGGGGTAGTGGTCATCCGGTCAAGATTACGCATAAGACAGCACCCCCTGTTCCTGTCACCACGCATCACATTCTTGATGCTCTCGACAAGGGGCTGTGTATCTTCCAGCACCCGAACCGGACCACGGCGCTGCATATCCATACGGTCCATCAGAAATATAAGGCACAAGTTATCCTCCTCCACATTGTCCGGATCCGTACCTGTCTCCTGTGCGGACGGTACGACCACGAACAGAACCGGAAGCTCGTCAGAACTGATACTTTTCAGACAGTCGCTCATGTCCTGGTCCACATTCACTACTCTGACGGAATGTATGCCTGGTACACGCCGCATGACATTCTCATAATACTCACGATAGGTTTTCAAACTGATCATAGGCTCTATCTTTTGGAATGTAATTTCTCAAACTTCTTTCTGTAAAGGAAAATAAGGATATCCCAGAACGGTGTCGCCCTCACCTCTGCATAGTTCCCGAATGCCCCGTTCTCAGCGATATCCATTCCAATGCCCGTCCAGCCGGTATGGTCATCCGCTTCCGGCTTCTCATCTTTTCGGAAAAGAATCCGCAAGTCAACCGTTTCACCGTCAATTTCCAAAGGCTCCTCCCGGATGATGGCGAACACATTCATAAAAAACAGATAAGCATGAAGGCAGAGCAGAATTGGCGGTTCCGCACCTTCCCTTCCCGTATAAAGAGCTTTTCCGAACTCCCGTAATATCATGTCCCTGTCGCCGCCACCCTCATCACCCATCCGTCTTACCAGTGCCATGCACTTGCAGAAGGTGTCAAACGATACCCCGTTGAGCATGTCTTCCGGTCCGTGAAAGCCGTTCCATTCCGGAAGGAGGTTGATTCCGGTACTCAGGTCCAGCCGGAAAGATTTTCCCTCACGAATAACGAACGGATCCGTCAGGGACAACAGTGCCAGCGTTTCCTTCCATGTGGATGGAGGAAGATGCCCCATATCAACTGGGAGTGCCAGAAAAAGAGACAGAATTTTCAAACGTATCCCGGGTTCCGACAATATATGCTGGTTAGCCATGGTGGCGATCTCCAGATAACGGTAATACTGGGCAGGTGTCAGTTCCTCAAGCGTTTCCGGCACACTCACTTGTCTGTTCTGATAATATATTACACGCATAAAAATCAAAAGGTTATCCCCTTGCTTTGAAGCGTGGGGCCTGAAACATAGAAATCAACCTCCTCAGGCGCGGCGTCCAAAGCCGCCACCGTATCCTGCAATTCCTGAAGATACCGGTCGGCATCGGCCTGAAGACTGTCCGCCACACTTTTCCGCGCCTCTTTCTCTGCCCGTAACTTTTCCTTTACAGTTCCGGTCTGCTGCACCTGTACGATACCTTCCGGAATAACCTCTACAGGCAGGCGATCAACCGCTTTCTTGATGGCCAACAGTGCCAGAGGTCGCTGGCATTCCTCCAAAAGAGTGTCACATACGTCTGGATCCCTTCTGACAAGCCAATCAAACCGCTCCTTTCCGACAACAGGCAGAATGTCTGTACGCTGTATTTCACGCAGGATGGGAACCAGTATGAGAAATAGACGGTGGCTGCCGATATGATAGAACTCGTCAAACTCGTCCTTGGTACGGATGAGCAATCCGTCCATCTGTCTTTTAGCCAGGCTTTTTTCCCAGAAGTCAAACTGCTTCTCCTCCAAGAATCCTACCAGAGCATCCACCGACTCATACGCCAGATTAAGTATGTTCATTTCATCCTTATATTCCTGAAGGGCAGTCAGCCCCTTCTCATTCTCTCCCAGTTTCCTCTGCCTTCCGCTACCGCCATGCTGTGCATCCAACGTGGGAACAACCTTTACCCATGCGAAATATGCCACGGCACGCTGCGCCATGAATACAAGTTCCTCTTTCTCTGGATCCAGGTCTTCATCCCAATAAAGGTCGACTATCGCCGAAAGCACGTCCGCCCCGATAATACAGGTCAGCTGGCGTGCGGCCAAAGGCAGTACCGGCTTCCACTTGGAATAGTCCAGGCTGTCGGAAATCATTCCCAGCGCCGCAACAAGCTCCTGGCGCCCTTCTCCGTTTCTGTCGAATATCATTTTCATAACTTATATATTTTCTTTCATACGGTTTCCCGGCGACACGTTCTCTTCCTGACTCACCACATTCCTGTACAGCCCGATACGTATATCTGTTCCCGGCCAGTTAGCATTGATATACTCCTGCACCGGCTTGCAGAGTATCATGTCCGGAATAGCCGTTTCAGATGCATTGTAGACCTTGATGGAATACAGTTTCTCGCTTCCACTGCTCAGTTTGTTTTCCAAAATGAGGTTCGCCAGCACCGGATCAATTCCGAACCCGGAGGTGGCAGCAGCGTCAGCCTTGTTGCTGATTCTGATCTGTGCCTCGATGTAATCCTTCACCTTCTTATCAATAGGAGTCACCTTCCATCCCTCAAAATCGTTGGCTTCATCGCTCCAGAACCGGGTGGTGTGCATATATTTTCCCACATTCTTCATCCCGGTAATACCTCCGGCAAATTTCTCCATGCATTCATCCTTGTAATCCTCCAGCATCTTGGCCGTATAGGTTTCCCCACGCTTGCGGCATACGGATTTCAAACGTTCCTCCGCCTTGTCCCAATACCCTTGTGGAGATTCTATATGCAGACTGAGCGCGCTGGAATTCAGATTATAGTTATGCAGTAATGGTGCCAAGGTACCGGCTATTTCCAGCCAGTCAAAGGCTCCCAGAAAACGCGGGGTACTAACAAAATCCTTACAGAAGGAATAGATGTTGTAATATCTGGCCGACACCGGATATCGGAAAGGATCTGCCGGATCAAACATGGGATACCTCTCCATATATTCAGGATCCGGAAAAGGGAAATCTCCCACGACAATGCCTTCCGGATCATTTTTCCCAGGGGGAGGGTACAACAGTCTGGCACGCTGGTAAGGGATATGCTCCAACCTTAGTAGCTTCCCCCGCCCGCCAATACGGGGCGCACGGTTGCGGACAAACTTGATAAAGAAGCCCTGCATGTGGGTGAGATCAACCAGACAACGGTGCATACAAATCCGATAATCCCAGGAAGACATGTCCGACTCAATATCAGGTGCAAGCACCCATTTTTTGTAGAAACGGTTGTCCGTATCATCAATTGCATCCTCATAGAACCGGGGACCGTCCCCCCATTGCAGACCGGCAATCTTGCCAAGAATACCCTCGCCGGCATAGAACCGGTCAAGCAGGCGCATGACCTCTCCGGGCATGTCATTGTTATCCCCCATCGGAACGATATCATATCCGGCCACACTCATTTTCCTCGTGAAACAGGTGTTACGGTTATGGTTCAGCATGATACTGGAAGGTTCCCATCCCTTACCACGTCCTGATATATCAAAGGAATAAAGCGATCCATTGCCGGGGTCCACAAAGCCGAAATTTCCGCTACGTCTTACCTCCATATTACAAAACTGTTTTCTGTCCGTTAAATTCTACTACCAGAATCTGCCAGCAGTTCAATGCGTTGCCTGTTTCCGTATCGACAAGAAACAGTTTATGACTGGCATTCTCTATTTTTTCATCAGAAGCCTTGGAACGAAGCCTGGCCGCTTTCAAAAACACCAGATCACCGCCAGACTGTTTCTGGCGGTTGTATTTCCGGAATTTGATACTGAATGTCCCTTCAGCTTTGCTCACCGCTTTCATCTCCTCGACTGCGGTATATAAATTAATTTGTCCCATATTCGCTATTTTTCAAGCAAATATGGGACAAATGCAATATGGGATAAAGGACAGGACTACTTGCTTTGTGGATGCAATTTCTCTATCAGTCCTGCATAGAACCGAAAGAATTGCACCAAATCCAGATTTCTTTTCAAATTGTCCGGTTCCATCAACTCAAAGTCATCCAACAGAATATCCGTCAATGTCTCCGTATGCTCCCGAAAGGAACCGGGCTCATGATCCTGTATATTAGCCAGTGCATCTATCACTTGATCTGTTATGACAGCATTCGGGTTAAATCCTTCTTCTTTCATTTCAGGCCTCCTTCCAATATTTTAGGGTTTGTAGATTCACAGAAACGGAACTCGCCGCGTACTGGATAAATATGAACTATGAAGACAGTATTATACGGATTCTTATCGGGATAGACCTCAATATGTATATCATTGTTTCTGGAAACATCCACACGAAGCGGTTTGGTTCTTGGAAACTCTTCATCCAACATGGACGCTTTGGCACGAACAGCCTCAATAAAGGCATCACGTGACAGTTCATCAGGAATCAATACATGAGTGAAAGTGAAAATCCACTGGTTCATAGCCCTGCCTTTATTGTTGACAGACAGGTAAGTTTTGGGCTCATCAATAAAGAATTTCATTTCAGCCCTCCTTTCTTGCAAAGATGTAACGACACAACAAACCAAGCTAGGCAAAGCAATGCAGGAACAGCCGACACAAAACCGGCGCATGCCAATGCAGAAAAAGCCAAGGAAGCATGAGCCATAAGGCACACCTGACGATTAGTAACTACGGATTCAAGAACACACGAGAACAATTGGTTCTCCTTTTCACACCACGCACTGAACGTGGATTTTTTTGCCTCTAATACAGGCAAAGTAACTGTTTGATTTTGTTTCATACTGTTTGATTGTTTAGCTTTTTAGACAGAAAAACGGCTGTCATCTCCCGTGTCGCTAAACAATCAAACAGTGTCACTCCGTAGAGCAAAACAAATGATTGGGAAAGACAGCCGTAGCTTTTGCACAACAAGTTGTGACTTCTACAATCTCCTATATATCATTTTGCTGACATCTGCAAAATGAATCTGTATGGGCATAAAAAAAGCCCATTTATGTATGAGCATTAACCGCGCTCTACGTACATGACGAACATGTTTAATTGTTTAGCACTGCAAAGATAGAAATTCTTTTGTGATAGACAAACAGAAAGAAACTATTTTTTTCAGCAACAAAGATTACTTATGTCAGATGGAAAGACAACCAAAGATTGTCTATGTTTTACAAGCTACTTATACCGCTTATTATCAATAAAATCCTTCACATCATTAATAAATATATTCAAATATGAGATCGTTTCATTCTTATATGCAACCAAATCAGACAAAACGATATTTCTTCCCTCATCTGCAAAACTTATATCACCATGTGCTAAGTTATTCCTTTTATTTTTTATCAACTGCAATTTTGGGCAAGTAGCAGAATGGGTAATACCCAATTCTTGCGATATCTCTCTTATTTTTAAAGAATCCAAGTTTCCAGACCGTCCTGATAACAACCCTTTTGAAACAGATACAATCTTATTATTCACAAAATAATCAATAACATCTCTTATTTCATCTCGAATTTTATTAGCATTAGTTATACTATTCTGAATATGTTGACAATGCATTTTAATGCACAAAGCTTTTATACTCTGAGATAACACTGAAAAAGAAAGGCTTTCTTCATTTATTCTATTAAATATCGCATCCAATGATTTCTCAACCACCGCTTCTATTAAATTATAAAGCAATAGATAGCCGTTTGCTTTTAATATTTTATAAAAATCCTGTTCAAGTCTCTTTTCATATGATTGCCCATCGAAATCAGATGTATATTGTATCTTACAAACTGTATTATCAAAACATTGCAAGTAATCAAAATACAATTCAATCTCTTGCTCCCTTATTAAGAACAAATTATCTACAATATTCATTTAAATACAGCTTTTCAACAAATTATCTCTTACAAATTCAACTCTACCTTTTAGCCTACCTGGATTATTACTAGCATCAGATGTAGTCTTCTTTTTAAATTCTTCGGACATTATCCAATCTATATTTTTTACTTTTAATGTAGGCTTTTCTTTCAATGCTAAATGGACACCAACAGCAATGGCTTCAAAACGCACTCTAGGAGTAGCATTTCGTCCTGGAGAAAAATAATTTGGAGCAAAGTTTTCTTTTACAAAATTCAACATTGAAAAAAAATCCTGCTCTAACTCCATTTTATTAAAACCTTCTTCCGTTTTACGCTGAATATATTTATTTATAAAACCTGCAACTTCGTGTTTTGCATATTCATATCCTTCAGAATAAGCAAAAAAACGCGAAACAAGTTCCTCGTATTCTCCTCGTTTTGCAGCCTCTTTACTAATTGGACACATTTTTCTAAACGTATCATTAGCTGCACATTTGATGATAAAAGAATAAAACTCCCCCTGAAATGCTCCTTTCCTTATTTCACTATCTGTCAAACGCTTCGAACTTGTATTTATACGATCAAAAATATCAGCCCTTACAGAAAAATCAGCCTTCTCATTAATTACATGGAATCTTAAATCTCTAAGTAAAAAATCATTTTTAACCCACTCAGGTAAGCTAGCATAATACAAGCCTTCCAGACTCGTTAATTTCCTAAGTCCAATTAATCTTATTTCATCTTTGATAAACTTTTGGATACTTCTTAATCTTTGAGAACCATCTATAATCTCCAATTTTCCTTCTTGTTCAAATACAGAAGACACAAAGAAAGGCATTATTGGCACCCCTAATAATAAAGATTCAATAAAACGAGAAGCTTGCTTATCATCCCAAACATAATTTCTTTGGTATTCAGGGACAAACAATTGTTTTTTCTCCATTTTCATATTAATAACTTCTATGGGATATTCTTTCGTATCATAATCATACGGTATTTTTTCTTCTCTTATTTGGGTTTCTATTTTTTTAACAGATTCAATATCCAAAACCAAAATTTTTCTTTTTGCCATAGAACTCATTTTAAAGTTTTCAAATGTCTTATAATTGATTCTGCTATCACTTCACCCAGTTTGGGAGGAACAGCATTTCCAATATATCTAGAAGCCTTTGCTATAGATACAACATCATCAGAAGAGAAAAACTGATATTCCATTGGAAATGTCTGAAGTAAAGCAGCTTCTCTAACCGAAATGGCACGATTTTGCTCTGGATGTCCAAATCGACCATTACCTATTCCTGTACATAAAGTAGTCATAGTCGGAGAAGGTTCATCCCATGACATACGACCATATACGCTACCATATGTCTTACCAGTTTTCTTTTTATGACAATCCAATAATAAATCTTCAGGCCAATCTTTCCAACTACCTCCTGGAGGAGTAGCAAGCATCCGCTTCATATTCAATTCACCCAAGTTTGTAGCAGCATGTAAAGCATCAGTAGGATAAACCTCCCCTGCTTTAATAGGGGGCAAACAACCAATTGTATCACGCACTGTCACGTAATTCTTTTTGGTATGAGTTGGAGGTATTAAATCTATAAAACCTAATCTCGAAGCCAATAATACTAGACGTTTTCTTGATTGGGGAATACCATAATTAGGGCAAAATACCTTGTTCACACTAACAAAATAGCCACAACGATTCAAGGTATCTATAAAATCTTGTAACACAGGCTCTTTAAAATTGACTATTTGGAGTACATTTTCCATCGTAACAATTTCAGGTAAAACTTCCTCCACTAAGCGTCCAAAAGAATACAACAATCCATACTTACCTTTATCTTTTTCTTTCACCTTAAAAGAATAAGAAGAAAAAGGTTGACAAGGAGCGCATCCTGCCAAGACTTTTATTTTGCTTCTTTTGTATAATTTAGCCAACTGTTCGCCTGTTACAGAGTTTATATCTTGATGAAAAAATTTAGCATTATTATTATATTCATAGGCATATTGACAAGTTTTATCAATATCAAAACCTGCAACTACATTAAAACCTTTCTGCACAAAGCCGTGGCTTAACCCACCAATACCGCAGAATAAATCAATAACCTTTATATTATTTATCCGTACTCTCATACCAAATATTTTTTCATACACTTTGGAAGAGGTTTATATTCAAACATACCTTGTTTACTTTCTATTAATACTAAATTTATTGCAAAGATAAAAACCTTTGGGGATATTATGCATATATTCTCAGACTTTATTAACTATCACATACAAAATGCGACATAACGTAGCAGAGGGTATTTGCCCCGGCTGTGCGGTGTGACGCATCTTTGTGTAAGTATGTGGGTGAGATAACTACTTACAGGCCGGGGGGTCTTTTTCGCCTTCCCCCGCAAGGCATTTCACAAGATCCAGTGAAAAAACATCCAAAAAATGACTGATTTTCCCCTTATTTTCGTATTTATCATTCAAAATGTGCGTATTTCAGCCTTGAATTTTGCTGTAAGAGCACATAAATATCTAGTTTTCAATAAATAATACCATAAAACCAAAATCTTTAAAACCACGTCTCTTGTTTCCGTGCGGGCCGCTCAGAAGTCCCGGGGCAATTGCCCCGGGCAATTTTCGTGAAATATGACAGAGAAAAACGGCGGGATGCCTGGTACGGACAGAAATCACTCCTCAAAACCGGGGATATAGGGATTTGCATTATTGCCACGGGCAATACGGACAATGCGACGCCAGTTTCTGCGCATCATCAGGTATTTGAAAGCGTCACTGAAATTGGTAGAAAACATGGGAAGTTTCTTCGGGGCAAGCTTTTCACTCTTCTTGATCTTGAACACCACCTTGGTTTCACCCTTATAGCGGATGCCGGCTGGGGCTTTCTCAACGCTGCTGACCATTTCACGGCAATTCACCGCATCAACCAGCAATCGGGGCAATTGCCCATTCTCTCCCTTCATCAACTCCTGCATGAATCCGTATTCCTCCGACTGGGGGATGATACTCTGTCTGCGGCTCATCAGAATGACGGTCCATCCGGTCCGCCGGCCATCGGCATCCTTCTCTATGGCATCCTTTATCTTCCTGGCATAATCCTCCCCCTGTCTTTCAAAATTATTGCCGGCCCGGTCATAATACAACGACAGTTCCTTACATTCATGTGAAGCAAAGAAATCCAAGAACTGGTCAGCCAGCTCACGGAACCATCCGGGAGGTATCTCGAAAAAGTTTTTGTGGCATCGGTAATACGCTCCGTCTTCCTGCCCAATCACGAATGAAAGCATGTTGCCGAAGTCCATGCCGCCATCCAAAGGCTCGTCATGCCGCAGATAGCGCAACTCCCGACTATTTTCCGCCGGCTCCCCTCCAGGACTCCCGTCATAATACTTATGCCTTTGCCCGAATAATACATAGAAGCGGACATCACGCCGGAGACCGGGCCGCATACCCAGCACCGACTTGCAGAACTCATGCAGTTCAAGAGTACCTTGATATAAGTTTCGTATATATTCTGGGGTCAGGATATCAACATTGACCAGGGAGGATGCGTTAAGAAAAAAGGTTTGTCCGCGGCGCAATTTGCGCAAGGCCCGATCATAATAATCTATTTTCCTTTCCAGACGCGCCAGCACGGAGTGACTGGGATTGTCTTTCTTCTGCTCGCGCAGTTGCTTCAACAGCAGCCCGTTCCGTTCAAAAGCCGCCTGTACAATCAGAATTATACGGTCTGGATCCATATTGGGTGCATAACGGAAATACCAGTCATATTCCCCCTCGTTGACATCCGGCATATCAGTGGTGATCGTCAGACCAAGAAACAGATGCGATGCCCCGTAAGTGAGAGAATCGCCACGTAGAACAGGCATGGCACGGTTCACCTTCTCGTCCTTGTCATATTTTGACTCGTCATAAAACAGATGGACCACCGATTTGCCGGCAAGCAGTGAAGGGTTATCCAGCGAACCCATAAAAATAACACTGCCATTCCAGAAGGAATAGCAGTTCCGGTAATCATTGACAATTATGGAGCATTTCGCCTTCCAGGAGGCTGGCGGTTCCTTTCCACGGATATAATGCACCCCCTCGTACAGCCCCATCATTTCCCATCCCTTCTGTACGGCGGGCATGATGTTGTCCTTCAGATTGGCATAAGTGTTGGCGACAAAAGCTAAAGGCGCACCGGGCATTTCCCAGATACACCTGTATGAACGTCTGGACTGTATGACCGTACTCTTGGACATACCACGCCCGGCTATGACAACCAGAATGGTCGTATCCACGAAATCGGTCAGCATCTGGACATTATGGCTGAATTTTACATCCACATCCTCATCATTCGCTATCTTCCTCGCTAAATTCCTCGATATCATAAATCATACGTCTTTTCAAATCAAACTTTCTTATCCGTGCGTCCTCTTTCAGATTATCACGCACAGCAATAGGTATCTCCGGTATCGAGTCGATGAAACCCTCCAGTTCCTTTCTATCAATGGCGGGAACGCCCAGATCCTCACGGCTGGCCGTATAGATATCAACCTTTTTCTGGTTTAGAAGCTCTTCCGGTATCTCCGCCTGTTCCTTCCTGAAGCATCTGCGGTATTCACCGGCAAGTTTCAACAAGGCCCTTGCCTCCTTGATCTTGCCGGCCAGGAAAGCGGCGTCCGCCCACTTCTCGGCACGCTCGGCATACAGGGCAGCAAACGCCTCCGGACGGATGTTGTCTTGGGTATAGAAAAAATTGATGCTGTCATTATACACCTGCCGGGCCATCCAGTCGGACAGGCTGTACGGTTCCGACTTCAGCAGCCTGATTATTCCTGCCTTTGTCACCATCCTGCCGTTAGTGAAACGCATCCTGGCACGCAGACCACGTACCATCTCCATTAGAGAGAAATACTCCCTCTCTTCCGGACGCAAAGAATCCAGCGTTCCGGTGGAAAGAATGCGCTGGATCTGATTCAGATCAACTTTTTCAAAGTCCACTCTTGAAGGTCTGACCGGCAATTCACTCATATTCATCCATATCTTTTAACAGATTCTCAAACAAACGGCGTTCCTGGATCTCCGTTAGCAGCTTAACGGCATCAATATTCCCGTCCTCAGCTGCTTCGTGCAGCTTTATCTCGGGAGCGGCCCGTGAGACAAGCACGCCTTCACGGATCAGCCCTCGAATGGTGGTTCCTGGAATACCGGCGTCATATACAAAAAGAAAGCATTCAGAAGCGTCAAGGCCAAGATAGGCGGCAATATCCTCCGGCGCATAACCTAAAGAGGCCATGCGGCGAACATCATTTTTTTGCTCTCTAGTTAGAGCCAGGCTGTCAGGGGGAATATCATTCATAAGATAATTTGTTCAAACATTCTTCTAGGTACGCCAACTCGCATTTTTTTGCAGACAGTAAATGGGCAAACTCGCCACGGTCACAAGGGTGGGAGAAACGCTCCATTTTCAGGAGTAGCCCATTGATCCCGTCCTCCAGCGTCCCCTTCCGAAATATCAGTTTTTTTTTCTGTTTTCCAGTTCCTTCTCGGCGGCCGATTTCATAGATTCCCATTTATCCACTGCCGCCAATGCCTTCGCACGTTCCTCCTCACCTTCAACGGTTTCAAGCTTCTTCTTCCATTTGGACACGTTGCTGGCCGCATTCTTACGGATATTCATCACCTCAAGATCACTTTTGTTGGAAAGCTCGTCAGAAGTTAGATAGACGGCAATACGGGGATGTTTTCCTAGCAGCACATGATTGTCACGGTAATATTCCAACTCCTCCCAGATACTCCGGTCCTCCAGGTAATTCTCCACAGTTGTTTTGGCTATGGCAAACGCCTGTTCCAGCTCAACGTCATCCGGCAGTTCCCCCAGTTCCCTGAAAGTTTTTAGATAAAGGTCATAGGCCGTGAACATATCGGCAACCAGTATTTTCAGTACATCCGGACAATCCGGAGAGTTGAGGAAGGGGAAACGGTCACGGAAACGGATCACATTTTCCACAACCGGGGTGACAGGAACATTCACTGCGGTTTTCTCAGCCTTGATCTCTTCCACCACTATAGAAGCTGAAGATATGTGGGGAGAGTCCACTGCCTTCCGTTGCATTGTTCTGAAAGCCGTTTCCGAAATTCCGGCAAGCTTGCGCAGTTCCTCCATCAAGGTGGCACGAAGCAGGTCTGTTTCGGTATTCCGCCGGAAAGTGGCTTTCAGCATCAGATTAAGCCCGTACTCCTCGTACAAAGCAATCCCCTCACGATACGGACGGGGACCGCTCAGATAAGCAATAATTTTTTCTTTCATACGATAAAATTTACAATGTACCATACAAAGAAAAAGCCCGGCAATTGCCGGGCAAAAGACAGGCATGAATAAAAAATCCATGCAACGGTTCAATTGCATGGATTGGTGTCGAATAAAAACAGCTTTCAATAAGAAAGTCTGAGTGAACCTATTTTTTGAGAAATGTCTTTCAGCGCATGATTGAATCTGTCCAGCTCTTCGGCAGTGAATCGGCAGGGCTTCCCATTGACCACATTACCATTAATACGCTGATATAGCCATTCTTTCGTTTTGCCAAAGTAATGTTTCGCAATGAAAGACAACGATATGATCTCGGATATGTTCTGAAGCTGTAATTTTATGGTTCTCTCCTCCATGCCAGCAATTTCACTACTAATCCCATTCAAGCACTCATCCATGAAATCTGCAATCATCTTCTTGTCCCCTTCACTCGTATAAGTACCAGCTATATGTTTCACCCGGGAATAAAACTCCCCGGACTCTGTTCCCATTAACGGACGTAGAGTGTCCAATTCCTCTTTCAGTGTCATGATCTCTTTATTTTTTAAGTTCCCCATAGGCTGGGGAACACTGTTATTACTCATTTTCCATCTCTTTAAGAATTTTCTCTATCAGGTTTAGACGGTCAAGAAGGGCGTTTATCTCTTCAGTTCTCCTGATCCCGGTCTGTTCCTCAATAAAAACCAATTGTTTCAATTTCATTTTTACAACCCCCAACTGCATTGTGAGGTCCTTTTTAATTTGTTCCTTACTCATTATATGCTGTTTTTAATCGACATTCAAAAATAATAATCTTTTGCTTATTATACAAGGATATCTCAAATAATCTTTTGCTTATTAATCATTTTTAGCAAAATTCCGCATGAAATAAAAAAAGCGAAGCCGAAGCCCCGCTTTCCTGAAATAATGAAACCACTAAAATAAGAATATGACTTATGCCTGATAACGGCTCTGCTCAATCCATGTACATGTACCGGATCCGGATTCAAAAGCCTGAAGGGTTATCAGGCTGCCCGGACTAGCGGTGAAGGTTTCTCCGCCACGCAGCAGGAACTGGCCGCCGTGAGCAATTGTCGGCGCCACGCCTGACGCTACACCCAGCAGGGTCATCACTGCACCATGCCGTCCGCCGGTCACTTTATTTATTTCCGCTTCACCACCCTGAAGCTGATATTGCCCTTCCGCCGTAAACGGGATGGTAGTGGCAGACGCGCTCACACTCGCCACCGGTTCTTCCGAAGGAACAGTACCCTTATAGATGGCGATGTCATCCCCTTTACTGATCTGGGTAAAAGTGAATTCAGAGGAGTTGGCATCCTTGTTACCGGTATAATTGACTCCCATCTGCATGGGATTGCAGGGAGAACCGAACAGATCCTTGTCCTGACCGTCACAGTAGCTCATTATCACGATACATTTCCGACCGAGCCAGTTGGTCTTGAACTCACGGACCGCCTGCTTGTTTCCCGGATGGTTCCCCTTGACCGTAGGGGTGAAACCAAGTGCGTCAGGATCTCCGTCTGTATTGCTTGTAACCTCCACGGTACCGGGAGTGAAATAGATGTCGGTAGAATAACATCCAGGCTTCAATTGTATGTTCTCGGTCATCAACACACCGGCCGAGTCCCGTGCCGGGAACACCAGAATATCATCCACATCAATAATACTCATCATGTCGCGCGGGTTGATCCCTTTACCAGGATTACCTTCCGGGCGCTTCACTGCTCTTTTAACGTATGCCATAATTATAACAATTTAAAATGAATAACAGGGGCGGATTACTCCGCCCGTAAATTTAACCACGTGCCACCTCATAGAATTTGCCACCTGCATAAGTCAGCATGATAAAATTGCCGGCGCTGAGCGTCATGGCATCAGTCAGGACAAAATTACCACTATTAGCGATAGTGGACGCATTCGTATTCCCGGCCCCGTGAATGGTATACACCTCACCTTCCACCGCATCTGTGAAATTCGTGATGGCCGTTGCTTTGGTATTGGTTCCCGTTACGAACACCGTGGCACCCGCCAAGGATGGAGTGGTTGCATCGTTGGCGAACTGTAATGCACCGGAAGCTGCTGTATCACGTCCGATTTCGATAAATTTTCCGTCAGAACGTTTCATCAGACGTATGGTGTCCCCTTTCTTCGGTATCCAGTCGGCACTGATCAAGCTGAACTTATCGGATTTGGTGATCTTTACCCCCTTGTCCTCGCTGCCACACTTGATGGTGACAATCTTACCCACTTCGGCGTTCTCAATATCCGTAATGGTGAACAGGCTGGTGTTGGCCACGGTCTGTACACTGGTATGCAGGGCTACGTTCGGGTTTTTGTCCTTCTCCCCGTCAATGAAGGAGGATGCAGGCCGGTCATACTCGTTACAGAAGATCATCTGGCGGCTGCCGTCCATATCCTCTTTTTTCGTATATTTGAAACCTACCGCACGCGCCCAGATGGATTCCTTCCACAAGGACCATACCTTAAGCGTCCAGTCTTGTTGTTCCAAGCTGAAATTTGTCATTTCACCGGCCACATGCTCGAAGCATTTGATATTGCCCTCCATCGTCCAGAAAATACGCTGGTGATTGTCTGCGTTCGGAATCGGAATCAGCTTCACAGCCGGATATTCCTTAACGTACATCATATTGGCCTTGTAATCCTGGTTCACACCATAGTGCAGCTCGTTGTACTTGTGATACCATACTACCATATAGCTGGGAAGATACAGGGCCAGCTGCCCGCTGTCACGGTACACGGCAGGAATCATTCCCGTACCCTGGAACAGTTTCTCGCCGATATTGGCTTCCGTGATCTCACCCAGCACAAACGGCTTGATCTGGTAAACGGTCTTCCCGTTATTAATGTCAATGAAACCGTCAACCTTCTTTCTCAGCCATTCATACAGCCCGTCGGCCGCTTCCATGGCGCGTCCCGGCTTGTTAAGGTCAGGATCCTTGCGCACGCCATTGATACGGCGCAGCTCACGCTCGTTATGCAGCTTCTTGGCTGTTTCCGCCAGAATGTATTCAATGAATGACCATTTGATCGCCTGTGATCCTTCCTTGTTGAGAGAGCCGATCCAGGTTTTTTCCAGCTGCTTCAGGTCACGGAACTTATGGGCGAACATGACACTGAACATACGCAATGTCTCGTTGTCGAACTCATATTCACCTTTGGTCACATTGTCGAAATCACTGGAGGTGTTGTCAGCCTGCGAGAACTCACCCAGCCAAATGTTGACCAGAGTGGCCAGATCCTGATATCCGCTCTCCACCGGGAAGATGCTCTCGATACTGGGGAGCTTGGTCAGGAATGACTGCAAACGGTCCTGCCAGCGGATGCGGTAGAACGCACCAAGGTCCTCCTTCAGACGGCCGTAATCCACGGAACTTTCCGCACGGACCTGAATATTGATTCCCTGACTTGCGAGCAGAGCGGCACGGGCACGCATGTTATACGGACGATCCAGCGCGAACATCTCACCCTGCATACCTCCAAGCTGCTTGTCATCATCCAGGTTGAAGGCACCGGCACCCGTATTTTGTTTCAGACCGGCACCCGCACCATGGTCCGGCTCCGGCAATGCGCTCAGTACCGAAATCTTCTGCTTCAGCTCCGCTATTTCGGTATCTTTCCGGGTGATGGCCTGCGTCTTTTCCCCGTCTGTCTTTCTTATTGCATCCAACTGCTCCTGCAAGGAAGCCATTTCGGATACTTTCTGCGCCAGCAGACCACGAATCAGCGCCTCTCCCGAGTTCTCAACAGGACCGGCCTGCTGTTCCTCATCCTTAAAACCATTTTTCAACGCTTCCCCGAAAGGAGTTATGAACTTCTCATCGAAGCCAAGTTCTTGCAGCTTGGCTACATCATCGGCATCGAGGATATCCTTGTCCTCAGCCTTCTTCCACTCTTTCAGCCCCAGCAATCCAAGGATTGCGCCGGCAAAGGTGGACATTTTAGAATACTTTCCCATAAAAATAAAAATTTAAAAAATTTGATTTGTCTTGTTGATGACGGACTGCGCCAGAATCCAGCGCGCAGCTCCCTCCAAAGTGTTATAACCGTCCGCCAGTCCTTCCCTGACCGCTTCATCACCCATAAAGGTCGCCCCGCGGAACACGGGGGAGTCCTTGTCATAAGCGATGGAAAGGTTCTCCGAAACGGTCCGGCAGAACATCATGTGCAGTTTTGACAGCTTTTCCTTATAAGGTTCCTCGTTATTGTTTTCCGCAATCTCCCGGTGTTCCCTGTTTTTCAAGTCGGCCGAATCCGGGTAAATCTCCCGATAATCGATTCCTTCTTTTTTCAAGGCCTCCTTGGCATTATAATAGGTACCCACAACACCAATACTACCCACCTCGCACATCAACGAGCCAAGAAAGCGCTTGTCTGCGGCTGATGCCAGCCAAAAATGTGCGGAAGCACAAGCTCCGGCAATGTAAGCGACTACGGGTTTGGGACATTCGGATATCATTTTTGACGCATTGTCCAGACCGGTAATCATTCCCCCCGGTCCATTTATCCACAAAATGATGCCTGCAATACGGTCATTAGCTGCCGCCTGTGCAATATATTCCTGAAGGCGGAACGTCTCCCAGGCATAGAGCGTCCCTTCCAGCACAATAACGGCAACCGAATCGGAAGGAAGACCGCTGTCTTCCAAATTCCACCGCCTCACAAAATTCAGATCCGATGCGTATGCGGTCACGGTATCTTTTTCAAAAAATGCCTCTACCTCCTTAAAATTGCCGGAATGTATTGAAGGAAGGATCAGTGAGACCAGATTGTAATAATCCTCTCTAGCCATGGCCCATTTTTCATTGAATATTAACTGAATACGATTCATCCGTTCTTTTTTCCTGCAAAATAAAGAACAGATCCATCCATGAACAAGGACACGGAGAAGCGGTCATCACACCCGGTCATGAAAAGACCGTTTTTCCACATAAAAACACCTCCAAAAAGGACATGGAAAGGACAAAAAGACACGCTACGTCACATAAAATTATCTGTGTTTATATTCCCGAACGGAGGTTTTACGGCGCATCTTCCGCCGCCAGCGCTGGTAATCTTTCAGAAGTGCTTCCACGCTCAGACTCTCAATGCAATACTTCCGGAGAAAGTACCAGGCCGAATTGATGTAGTCTATACCATAGACATGTTTGTTTTCATCAAACAGGTCATGAAGCTCCGCACGCATCATTGTGTTTATCTTCCTGGAAAGTATTTTGGCTCCCCTCTCGCCTATATAATTATAGGTAGCCAAAGGCTTGCCACCCGGAAGGTGTGCCTCTCGGCGCTCCGGCAATACAAGCTCCAGATTTCCGCTATCCACAGGGCATCCGGCAGGACGTTTCTGCAAAAGATCATAGACGAAATGGTACAAATCAAGATCTGAAGGCAGGCGGACTACCTTGCTGTCCGGGGTTCCATACTTGCCTATTAGATATTCGGCTAAATAATTTTCTATCGTTATCTTCGTGGTAATCATATATTTATGTGTTTATACAAAAGTAATGATTTAAATTGAGATAGTCAAAGAACAACCGGCTAAAGATGGACCGGCTTCCAAAAGAATCATGAAGGCCGTTGCAACACCCCTTGAAAAACAAAGGGGGAATTTTCGTGCAACCGTACGATCTGATGATTAATATTATTGTAATATATTGAATATCAATATATTGTACACAGCACAATTCGCGCACGATTTTCGTACGAAATGTAAAACCACGCACAAAAAGCCATAAAATACGTTTTTGGACAAATCGAACGGAATCGTGCAAAAATCGTGCAGACATAAATATTTATATATCAATATATTATAATCAAAAAAAACGCAGTTGCACGATTGCACGAAAATTTCTTCATTTTTTATAAGGGTATATTTCTTAAAAGTTAAAAAATAAAAAAAAGAATATATAGGCCGCCCGTTTTCGAACAGATCGCACGATTGTCCAAAATGTTTTTTCTAGGGAAAAAGGGGTATGAGGGGAAACAAAAAAGTCCGGAAAACCGGACTTTTAAACTATATGTCTTCAGGATAAAATGCCTGCGTTATGAATTCGTATTCCCGGGGGAGCGACCGCACGCCCACAATAACACACAAGCCTCTGGCAGCCATTTCATAGAGCCTCTGGTTGGTCACAGGGGAGTTCCTGAAGTTATACTGGGCGCACATCACGAAATAAGCCGTGGACAGGTCACAGGAATAAAGATCCTCCTGTATCAGCTTGGCCGCATCACTAGGTATCAGGGCAAAGCCCAGCCTGACCGCAAGCCTTGAAATCATCTGTCTGCGTGTCCGGACATCAGGACATACCGCCACAAAAATTTTATTCTCTTTTTTCAGCATATTGCTTCCTTTTTATTTGCATATCTCACTAAAAATCACTAACTTTACAATGATATAAATTGGGATATATCATACATTTCTATCCGAGTAGAAATGCCTGTAAGGGACCGCAGGCCGCCAGGCCGGACAACGCCGGATCTCACTCCTGTCATCAGAAAACTCCAGCAATGCGTCATTAATGCTCTTGTGGAACAGCTCCTCTATGATACACATTTCGGCCACATCCATGAACAGTTCCAAAGAGCGGGCTGTGCAGTGCTCGGATACAATGATGGATCCTCCCTCGGGAATCCGGAGCAATAACTCCGTCACCCGGTCATAAAACCTTTTGAAACGGCCCGGATCACGCCCGGCCAGAGGCATTACCTTTTCCAATATTTCCTGATAACTTCGTGCCATGTCAGTAGTCCAGTCTCAAATTTCCCGGAAGATCAGGATCCAAGGGATCTTCTCCCGGTTGTATGATCTCCTTGCCGGTACCGACCGTGAAATACTCCACTCCGCCGGACTTGTCATCCACGATAGGACGTCCGTCCTTATCGACCTGATAGGGGAGTCCGGTCTTGCTGTCATATTTCTGGGGGTTAAACACAAAACCTTTCCATTTGCAATACATGACGAATTTTTTCTTGAATGAGGCAGGGGTATTATATTTCCGCTGGGCCGGATCATACAAGCACAAGGCGTCGAACAGCTCCTTCTTCACCAGGCGGCAACCGATATGCTCCGGTGCAGAGAAATATTCGTCAGCCCAGGAAATGAAGGTTTCCCCGATCTCCTGCCGCAGTTTGCGCTCCTCAAGCCGTTCTCCAGGAGCTTGGACCACACCGAACGTCAGATACAGTTGGATACAGTTGGCCAGCAGGTTCCAGCACAGGTTCCACTGGTCAAAATCCCACTCGGTAAAGAACAACGCTCCGAAATCGTCAACCGGTTTGTGGCTTTCATTATAAAAATCGGAAAAGGCCAACAGCCACTGGCGATCCGTGAAAGAGGAGCCGGTTCCGCGGATGGCATGGTTCGTGGCAATATAGATTTTGGGAGACTGCGAGAACGACAGCGTGATACGCCGCCCTCCCTTATAGTTAACACTCCAATCCCCGGTAATGTTCGGAAACAGAAACTCGAAGTTGAAGTTCTGAAGCACATCATCAATAAACACCAGCTTGGTTTTCTCCATCACGTCATTCCATACAAACTGGTCTTTGAATATGTCGGAGTTCTTTCCGGGAATATAGGCTATAGGCATGACGTTCCTCATGAGTTCCCCTATAAGGGACTTTCCGGAACGCCCGTTTGACTCGCCGACCTCCGACTGCTTTCCATCCATACCGATCACCGCACGCGCCACATTGGAATCCTTCGCTTCCATCAGCATGTACCCGATGGCGCACAGTTTGGAAAGCAGATGGATATGGTTCTCGTTCTCCTCCTCGGGAGTCACCTCGCCGCTTTTCTTCCTCCATGTGAAATTGCTGGCATTGATCAGGAATTGCAGATAATGGCAGCGGTGTCCGTCTTCGGTCAGCTCATAGGAATACGTATCAGCGTCCTTCCTGAAGGTGACAAGCTGTTTTCCCAGATATTTGGCCGGATAGTCACGTCTCTGCTCCTCCCAGATATGATGTGAGATATTTTCATAGCCCATTTCCTTTACGCTGTCACGGGTGACCAGCCAGCACGATTTATCGAAATAGAAATACTGGCCGTCCCGGGAAGGCTTAATGAAATCGGGCTGTATGTACTCCAGCAGTGATAGCTTGTCCGGTCCCACATACTGCGACACCCCCTTGATCAGCATCTCGTTCACTCCCACGCAGCAATTATGCTTGGCGAACTGGAACAGGTAGTCCCGGACGTCGCTCGCCTCCAAGGACCTAACCAAAGGAGGTTCCAGATGGATGAACAAGAAACTCTTGTCCTGTCTTCTCAGGCGCCCAAAACCACGGTTCTGTAAAAAGTTCTGGGAATTCACGTAACAAAACTCATAATCCGATCTTTCGTTATCTTTCCCCTCATTCCTCTTGACAACACGCCAGAACTGCTCGTCCGCGTCAAAGGGCTGAGCCGATACGACCTTGCCATCCTCATCGAATTTCCAGCGGTAACGGTTGAAAAGGAATTCCGGAAGATTCTTCAGCAGATCCTTGTGGCGCTCTGCAAACGCCTCATGGGAGTGAAGACACCAAAGCTCCATCAGCCTGTGGTCAGTGAAACCGGTAATTTTAAACATCTCTACATACTGGCCGGAACCCTTCTTATCATTACAGGCATAATCAAAATCCGCGGCCAGCTCGTCCTCTTTTCCCAAAAGAGTATTGGCCAGCAGGTCATCAAGCCCCTTGTCCCCTGCATCATTTTTGCGGATATGCCCTACAAATATCTCCAGATAGATGTCACGGTTCTTCAGACTACGCATATACTCCTTGAAATTCCTGGCAGCGGAATAAAAGTTCCTGGGACGTTTCTCAACCGGATCGTTTATCTTGATATTACTTGAGATATCATCCCAGTCCGAATCAAAAACAAATGCCACCTCCCTGACCTGGCAACCGGTGACAATCCTGACGAAATCCTCCGGTAGCGAGCCATTATTTCCCAGATTCTGTATCCCTGACACGGCAATGGACGGGATGCCATGCTTGCACGCCTTCTCCGCTTTCTTTTCGCCCTCCTGGATATACAAGCGGTCTATCCTCGTACCGCTCTTGAAGGCGGTGCGTATTTTTTCCGGAATATATATAGGAGTACCGGACCCCCGCGGCGATTTGTATTTGAAAGGCTTCCCATCCTTGTCCAAATGCATTTCCGGGAACTGCCAACGAATGCGGTAGTATTCCTTCATCTCCCCGGCCGCCCTGCGCTTGTTATCCTTCTGGACATAACGGACAGGAAGACCGTCCAGATCATAATATTCTATGATGACATCATCCCCCTTGGCCGTCAGCATTCCCCGCTCATCAATCGTTCCCGGTTTGAAAGTACGGCACTGGAACACGGATTTCGTATCATCGGTCTTGTACACACTGGCGGTCACATCCTCGAAAGTCAGTCCCGAGGCGGCCAGCATTCGGGCGCAATAAGAACCCGTATCCAGCCCTTTGGCAGCCTTGCTTCCCTTCTTCATCTTCTGGACCGGTTTCCCAGCCGGTTTGTCCGGATGGGGGTCCAGCAGCACACAGAACTTCTTGGCAAGGTATTCCAACGCATCTGTATAACCGTATCCTTCGATATTCATCAGATACGACACGGCACCCTCTCCGCCAATCTGGCAGGAGAAGCACTTGAACAGATTCTTGCCGGGGCTGACCGTGAATTTCTTCGCGCTTCTGCACTTGGGGCATTCGCAAACATAATCCTTGCCGGATTTTCTCAGTTCCCGGAAATCCTGCACAACGTCAAGCAACCTGCCGTCCGACGCTGATTTTATCCTTGATATTTCGTTTTCATTAAAATACATAACAAATAATTATATAAATAAGCCGCAACTTCATAAGACAACACAAAATTACCGGATTGCAGCAACCCGGAATGGACCGGAAATGATGATGTTCCCGGAACACTTTGCACCTTTCAATTCATTGACATCTTGTCTCGGTTCACTGTTTTAGTCCTTTCGTACTCCAGCAGAGCGGACGTCACCGCCTTCCGAAAGTTCTCATTCACAGCTATTGCACCATAAAGCAGCCTATGTAGTCTTGCCCCCTTACAACTGGAAACATGTCCGGCAAATATCTCATAACCCTCCCCAGTATCCTCTTCTGACATTATTGTACAGGAAACATGTAAACCGGTCTCCTTACTTTGTTCCAGTATAAAGGAGAGAAAAGCCTTTATTTCAGTTTGTTTATTCTTGGAATTCATAATCTTATATTTACTCATAATTTTCTTATTTTAAAATTTCATCAATAGATGATAAAACACTCTCCAGTCTTTCCAACTGCTCAGAGTATTTCATAAGAAGATTTTCTTCTCTTTCCGTAGCCTCCCCTCCATTGTGAATATCATTATACTTTTCGTATTTTGATTTTACACTCTTATATGCTTTCTGAAAGAACGGAAGCAATATCTTACATTCCTCTTTGGTCATACAGACCGTTATCTCGTATGGAGATGAATACGATTTTCTTGTGCTATCTATGTAACTCATATCTGTTCCGTTTTGAGGGTTATTTTATCACATCTGTTAATCGGTGTTTTTACTTCTTTCCCATACCACGAACACCAATAATATGGCTGAAATAAATTGGGTGAATGCGTGCAATATTTACATCTTTCACACAGGTGGATTCCATTCATTTTTAAATTTTTTGAGTATTAATTTTTTTCAATGAAAGTATTGGTTGTATTCAACACTCCGGCTGAATCTTGACTTTTGCCATCTCTTATGAAGATTCCTTCTTCTTTCAGCCTTTCATAATCGATTTTATTCATAAGAATAACACTCGCATTGCCATCTATATACAGTTTGCATTGCATGAATTGAGTTCCTTTTACTTCCTCAATTGCGTCTATTTGCATTGTTCTTTTTTTACTCATATCTAATTCATTTTGAATTATTTTTTATAACTACCGCCATTGTACTAATAGAAGTGCCACTCTCTTTAAACTCGCCTGCGCTGATTTCAAACACTTCTCCATGTACTTCTTTCAGCCAGTTGCGGAAATCAATACATTTCTTTTCCGAAGCGAATTTCCAGTGTTGGCTGGTTATTGCTGCAAGCGTGCCGCCTTCTTCCAAGCGTTCATACATAAGCCTGACATGCTCTATATCCTGATTACTGGAAAACGGAGGATTTGCAATAATCTTAGTGTAACTACCTACACTGTATTTGGTAAAATCTTCATCAAGCAATATTACGTTGTTAAGGGTGTGAAGAAATTCTCTGTTTTCTGGCATCAGTTCATAACATTCAACCATTACAGAAGGACAAGCTCGGTGGATTGCTTTAATAAGCGCGCCACGCCCGGCACTCGGCTCCAGTACCGTATCATCCTCATGTATCCCTCCGGCAAGCATAACCAGCCAGTCGGCAACATCGGCCGGAGTCTCAAAAAACTGGTATTCCTGTTGAAGGTTACACCGCTTACCTTCTTTCAAAATGGGAAACACACGTTCCGGATTAAACGGAAATGTGAAACCCTGTATCTTCCCACCTTGCCATGAGCCTCCGGCTTCTTCTATCCACTTCTTTGCTTCAGCATAAGACTTTTTGTTAAATTGAACTTGAGGAAGTTTCAGAACACCGTCCTCAAGAGTACAATGTTTCAATATCTCTTCCACACTCCATTTTTTGCCTTCGTCAGCCTGCTTTTTCTTTTCAGCTATCGGAACATCCGGCGCTAACAGTGAAGATATTTTTTCTACAACTATGTTGCTTGCGTCCATGAAGGCACTGACGCAAGATATCGCTTCGATCAAGAAATCGGTGTCAACATGCCCGGTATTGTCATAGATGTCTACCCCTTCGGTCATGGATGACAGTTCATTGAGCTGCGCAACACTACCATGTAACGTTTCGATTAAAATCTTTTTTTTGTTCGTCATAACTTTTCTGTAAATAAATTCTTGTTGTGTCTACACTTCCATGACCGAGAAGATCGGCCAGTTGAATAACATCTTTGTTTTTTTTCAGGAACATTTTAGCGAAAAAATGTCGGAAGGCATGCGCGTGCATCTTCTTTAAATCAATGCCGCAATGTTTCCCCCATGCTTTCAAGTGCTGGGAAAAGCCACGCTGTGTGATCGGGCCGAATCTCCCTACCGCAAAAATCCCGGTCTTACCATATTCCTTAGCGTAAACCTTCGCTTCCTGCTGCAATTGCTTTTGGAAGAAAAAACGTCTGTACTTGTTACCTTTACCTTTCAATGTAACCTCACCACTAATTATATCCTCCCATGTAAATCGTTGAAATTCCGACAGACGGGCGCCCGTTGTACCCAATACCTTGATAAAAAAGTAGTAATCCTTATTGTTTTTTCCCTTGAGATATTCCAACAGCCGGTTATATTCCTCTTCGGTCGGCACATTGTTCACATCAAGCTTGCGCTTTATTTTAGGACGCTTCAGTTCTATAGGCTTCTTCAGCCATTTAGAAAATCTTTCGATTGCTGTAATCCGCAACCGGATGGTAGCGGGAGATAATTTTTCTTCTTCAAGACTTTTTATAAACCTCCTGCAATTATCCATGTTTACCTCATTGGCGTATTCGAAATACTTCTTTATGGATGTGTAATATACATCAACTGTATGAGAAGAGTAATCATTGTTGTCAGTCAGCCATATAATGAAATCATGAAGTTGTTTCTTGTTCTTCTCCGAAATGACATCAAGTTTTTCCAAAGGTTTCACCGTCTTTTCCCTTTTTCCATATCCGATGTTGAGAAAGGATAATAGATCGCATATAGCTGAGCACATTAATGAATGACGCACCATGACATCTGCATTTTCACGCTTGTAATTCAAATAACCACGGCGGTTCACTTCTTTGGTCATTTCTAAAAAATCCGTGACATGCTTGATATATTTCCCGACAGTATCATAAGTCCTGCCTGTTGCGAATAAGTAAGAAATATAATCAGTTAATATCTTCTGTCTGTCATTATTCATAATTTATCTGTTTCGAATCAAACTAGACCAGCCCACTCATTAATCGTAGCATTCAAAGCCCCCATAACAAGCATCTTGTCACTTTCGTCATACTCCATAAGCACCTCCACTGTCCGGTCACCATTACAATCATTGTATTCCCTTCCTGTTTGAATATTGACAGGAAGACCGTTCTCGTGGACTGCTTCAAGCCATGCCTCAAGCAATCCTTTATTCATTTCTATTTTAGCACTTTTCATAATTTCTTACTTTAGCAATAACAGACGATCCATTCTTCTTTATACCAATCTCGTCCAACACCAATACATCAGGATATTTTGTCACCCATTCCGGAAAATAATTTGTTGTCAGAACAACTGTAAAATCACCTTGAAAATAATCCCCTCTGACCAACGCCTCGTAATACTGTAACTGCCATTCCGGGATGTCATCAAACACCATTACATCAACATTTGTATCAATATGTTCCAAGAAACTTTTAAGACTTGATGATCTGACATCATAAAAAACACTACGCTTGTTTTGGCACATTTGAAGTGCCAACTGAGTTTTTCCACACCGAGGAGCTCCTACTAATAGTATTACTTTCATATCATTCACAATTTAAGTTTATCACATTTATTAATTTCTACTACAAGTTATTCACGCTCAAATATTTTCACTCCAGCCACTTCTTCTATCTTATCCTTCGCTAGTTCAGGTATTCGTACCCAACCACTCCGCCAATTATTAAACGTATAAATCGGCACCTTGCATTCATCAGCGAGCCTTTTAGCCATCTCAGATGATTCACATACTGGTAAACTGCGCAAATAGGTTCGTAATGCCATGCCATCAATTGTTTTTTTCTTCTTTTTTTCTTCCATATTTAATTAAATATTGAATATTGTTTTGTAGATTTATAATGCAAATATAATAATATTGTATCAAAACTATAACTTTTATATAGTTATTTTATAGTATTATTTTAGTGTTGATTTTTAATACATTGATTATGAGTGAAATAATAGGTAATAAACTAAAGAAGATTTTAAAAAGAAAAGGTATTACCCCAAAGGAATTTGGAGGGATGATAGGAAAATCAGAGCAACGCATATATCAATACTATAATGCTACAAAATTTGACTCTGATCAAATTATAGAATTCTCTAATATATTTAAAGTACCTATTGCATATTGGTTTGATGATGAAGGTTACCGACTCAATCAATCAGTCGTTGGCGATGGGAGTGCAGCCTCTATATATGGTAATGCTACCGCTGGAGTTATAGCAGACAAAGATAAAGAAATAGAGCATCTGAAACAGTTACTCAAAGAAAAAGAGAGGCTAATTCAAGTATTAATGAATAAATAATATTGTAGTTATGATAGAATTAAAGGCTAGACCTTTTTACGCCTAAATACTGGGACGTAATCGGGACAGAAGTATGAAAAAAGAGAGATTATCCATATTATTAATCAGCCTATTAGTGGAAGCAAAATGTGTCAATAGCTCGCCTCATTCCGACACTGTAAAGGATAAGAGGGTGTATCGTAATGAACGATGCACTCCTTTTTCATCATGCCCTATAGTAACCAGTTAACTGAAATGAAGACTTATCCAAGAATTATGAGAAAAGATTATTCGAGAATTCTTGCCCGATTTCAAAAAGTTACATTTTTCCCTACCATAGTAGTTGGAATCCTGATACAAGTTCTGCCGGATCCTGCACCAAGTTCTGTGAAATCTTGTGCCAAGTTCTGCCTCACGACCTCACTCTTCCAGTGAAAAGACTAAATATTTACTTTTAGAAATAATAAAGAAAAATATAGATAGCGCTCCAGTTCTGCCACAACCGCCAATCGGGAGGGAACGGCAAACCAATGTTCTAAAGCATAAAACCTCTGCGGTTAATAAAAGGCCGGTTACCCCATTACATGAAGTAACCAGCCATCCATTATCCTGTTACCTAGTTAATTATCAAAACTTATAAGCTGCTTTACGTAACTCTTTCACTGAACCGAATGGTTTATTGGGCTTCAGGTAACGACCCATGAACTTATAAATGTCCAGACGAATCTTGCTTGACTCATAAGTGTCTAACCGATCAAAACTATGCGCACCGGGAGCACGCTCAAATATCTTATATTCAAATTTTTTGCCTTCTGCTTTCAAGGCACGGATCATTGATTCCACCTCGACTACATTCACATCATCATCACTGGTATTAGTATAGATAAGTAACGGATCTTTCAACTTCTCCGCATGCCACACAGGAGAGCGCCGTTTGTATTCCGCAATATTATCCTTGGCAGTCTGCCCGATATGATTCTTGGCCGAAAAGATTTTGCGATAACTGTCGCTGGCATATCCCATACGCATGATTACATCCGAAACCGGCACACCGGCGAAACCACATTTATATTGTCCCGGATAATTGAAAAGATTCATCAGCGTAATCATACCACCATGACTCCATCCCATGATACCCACACGGTTACCATCCACAATATCAAAATTGTCCACCATATAGTTACGGCTGATATATACATCCTCATTCTCCAATCCACCATAATCAATATTATTGTATGTACCCGAACCATATCCTGTACTTCCCCGGTAATCCGCTGCTACCACAATATATTCCTGCGCTATCAACTCGCGGATGATATGAGCATAATAGGTGTCCATATCGGCATGTACCCCACTATGAGGAAATACGATTAACGGATATTTCTTGTTTTCATCCACGCTTTTGGGAATAAAAATGTATGCTCTGAATTTAAGTTCGTTACCGGCACTCATCGAAGTAGGGTTGAACTCCTTCCAACGCGGTGGTCCACATAATATTACCTTATCTACATGGGCGATATCACCCACTTTCTCGTACCACAGGACATCATCAATTTTTTTCATTAACTGGTCAAACTGATGAACGGACAACTGTGCCCGTACTATTCCGGGCATACTACATAGGCAGCACACCAATACCACAAATTTTACTATTCTGTTTTTCATAAGCATATATTTAAATAATAATTATATAGAATATCAACTCTTGGGGTATCCCGGATTTTGTTCCATTTCAGGACTAAAGATAAACTGGTCCTCAGGAATCGGCAACACACATTTATAAAAATCCCAATCCACTTCTTCGTCCACACTGGGCAAATGATATCCTCCCTTCCGAATAATAGTCTTACCATTCCGCAGCAAATCAAAGAAACGATGTCCTTCACCTACCAGTTCCTTACTTCGCTCGTCCAAAACACGATCCAAAGTATAGTCAGCCATTGTCACTTCGTTTTCAGGATTACCCCGTTTCACAATATCGTTCAAATAGCCAAGTCCCTGAACCGCAGCATCACCACCCAACTTACAACCAGCCTCAGCAGCAATCAGGTACACTTCGGACAAGCGAAGGACCACATTATTACATTCCAGCGGTGCAGTCTTCATGTCCGTCCCTCTCAGTTTGTACAACCACCATACCGTTTTTCCCGCATATTTATTCTCCTCCAGCAACTGCCCACGCACATCTCCCGGATCAGCCAGCATCTGCTCCGCATATTTCTGAGTGACAAATCCCTTCTGATAGCCATACCAGTTCAATAAATACCCCCATGAATCCCGTCCCGGAGTATCATCCACACTATTGGCTATCTCAAAAAACGATTCTGAGCCAAACTTGGTTTCCACCGACCAGGCAGCCACATATTTCTCATGCGGATAAAGTGCATAGCTTCCCGATGCATCCACATCCTTTATCAGTTGCTCCGCCATATCAAACGCTTTCCGGTTATCATTATGATACAGATAAACACGAGCCAGCAATGCACGGGCCGCATACTTGTTCATACGTCCGTTATTTTTCTCTTCGGACATCAATGTAACCGCCTCTTCCAGCGTTTCTATAATAAAATCGTACGCTTGAGCAACAGTAGAACGAGAAGGATTTTCGTATGTTCCCACCAAATGATCTATCAACGGAGCACCCAGTGACGCACCATTATCTTTCGTATAAGGATATCCAAAGCAACGGGTCAAATCAAACTGGCAAAGCGCAATCACTGCCATCGTTTCACCTTTCAAAGCATTCAGTTTCTTTTCATCCCCACTTTCAATTTTTCCTTCGGCAATAGCATTCAGAATATTCCACGCCTCACGAAGAATATAAAAAGGTCGTCCCCACAATGAACCGGCATTCAAACTATTAGGACGATGATTGAACATATAGCATGTATTGCATACTCCACTTTCCTCAGAACTCTGCATATCATCCCCCTTCATATCTCCATAGGCAAACATAGCAGCCCCATAATATCCGGAACCCGACATCAGATCATACAATCCATTCACCGCATTATCCACATCGGTTACTGTACGGAAAGCTATAGCAGTAGGAATCTTATTGCTAGGAGCTGTATCGAAGAAATCACCACAACCGGTAACAAGTAGTGAAGCTAATCCTAAAATAAAAAGTATTTTTTTCATAATGGTTCTGTTTTTAGTGCAATTGATGATTAAAATTTAAGTTCCAACCCGAAAGCATAAGTTTTCAATGGAGGGGTGTAAAATCCTACCACGCCACTCATCTCAGGATCATATTGGCCGTAAGCTGCCCATGTCAACAAATTCGTACCCGAGAAATAAATACGGGCATTCCCTATTCCTA